GGTTTGACCTCAACTGAGACGGGCACGGCCTTTACAAGCTTCTTGTAAAGGTGGTAGTTTAACCGTGCCGGGACCGCACTTTTTACAGTGCGGACGGCCATTTCAGCGCTTTCACTGATCATGGCCTGCCAGAAGGCCTCCAGCTTCTCGTTACACGATGAGGTGCTGAAGGTGAGACCGTCCTGCAGGGCAGCAAGACGGTCCGCGGCTATACGTTCCGGTGATCTCACCGGGTATGCCGAAATGAGCGGAATGCTGAGTTGCCTCAGCTCCGCTCCAGATATAGCTCCATCATGGATGGAGCTATACAGCCAGCCGAGGTCAGGTGGTACCTGACTCGACGGCCTCTTAGGAAGCACCTCCAGCCCTCCCAACGAGAGGGGAAGGTGCACGCGCGGACGCCGGAGCTTCTCCGGTGCCCACGCACTCTGGATTGCAAGGAGGACCTTGTAACGCCAGGATCCAACGTTATCCCACAGATAACGTCGGATGCGTATTTGGTGGGGAATCCCCTCCTCATACGTCCTTCGCTTACTCTTATCAAGAAGCGAACGTAGCGACAAGGTCGGCACGTTCACAAGCGAAGATCCCCATCTGCAGAGGTAAAACCTCTCGCAGAAGGTACCTCCAGTCTTTGAAATGAAAGACTTGGTGGTGTTGAGCTCCATCCCCGTAAGACGAGGAAGGTTGCTGTTGTACTCCGAGATTTGATCTGGAGTCCACATGGCGATGCAGTCGTCACCCATCAGGTGACAGGTAGTCAAGGGAATCCTTGACGACCAGATGGCCCAAGCATGGACCAACGACAGCATTACCCACGAGCATGGGATCCCCATAAGGGTCCCGCGCACCATGGGACGGTTATCAACCGTACCACCGAAGACCACATCACGTGGAACGTGAAGTAGGTCGCAGAAAACTGCGAGCACGTTGTGGTCCAGTCGGTCGGTGGCCGACGAGAGGTCAGCTGAGTAAACGCTGGCCCCTTCGCTGACCCTCCTAAAAGGAAGGTCGGCAAGCTGGTCGTGCAATGCACGACGACAGCAAGGCAGTTTGGCGAGGAGCCTGTACAAGGGCTTCCTGTACGCCTCGGACTTAAACGTCCGTACTGCATCTGAGCAGGAGACTATTCTAGTCTTCAGCCCATATTCTGGTAAGACCACCGAACGGGAGGCACCAGAATGCTCCATGGCAGATAAAATCTGCCCTTGGAGGCGATTCCTCACCATGGACTGTCCATGGGATGAGGAGGCACCTGTACGAGCTTGCAGCTCGACAGACGTATTCGTTCCCAGGAGATTAAGAATCTCCTGGGACCTACCACCCTCGGACCGCTTCAGTGAAAGAGAAGCGGAGTGGGCGGTTGTACTGGCAACAAATTCCGGTTTTACCGGAACGATGCCGAAGGTCTTCATGAATTTCATGACTGACCCTATGGAAGGATTCACTGACCACAGTGGATCCTCCGTGACAAGACTGTAGAACTGTTCTACAGCCTTGTCTTGAATGTGGTGAGGGGGCTTCGGAAGCCCCCTCGACACTCTCGACAGCTGGTAAAGCCAGCGACGAGAAGGGGAGCGTGGTCTGTTGAAAGTCAACTGACCCACGTGTTCCCAAGGAACACTGCTATTCTCAATAGCAGCCTTCCTGCACGCGTGCGCTGCTGATTTCAGCAGGCACGCGCTGCGAGTGGGATGCCTTGCAACCCACAGGCCACGACGGAGGAACCAGGTGAGCACCTGGGGGGACGCTACGCGCCCTCCTCCTATAGAGTAGTGGAGCGCTATGAGCGCATCCATTACACCAACGACCAGCTTCCACTCCGGGTCTTTTAACCCACAGGCAAGCTTGGTCAAGGAGAAGAAGTAAGACTTCAACTCCCAATGGTGCCGCCTTCGCGGCAGGCGGAGAGGGTAATGGAGACCCTTCCGCCGTGCACCATCCAAAAGAGTCAAAACAGCTGTTCTGACTTCCATCTT